CAGGGAGGTAACCCTTGGACATATAGACTACTTCACCGAAACGGGCGGCGTCAGTGTAGTCATAGTTGGCATTGAAGTTCACCACGTAGACCGTGCTCATAGATTCACCTTGAGAGTTGTGTCGTTGGACTGGATCGTGTAACCTTGACGGCGAAGAAGTTTGATTAGTGCGGGCTCCGGCGCATTGGCAGGATCACTGAGGTAATCCTGGGTTTCCTTACTTAGACTTTCGATGTGGAACGATGCGGAAGTTGGACGTTCCATCATCACGTACTGTCCAAGCGCCATGTCGTTCATCTCAAGCACTACGCTTGTCTGTGGAGCTGGAGAATTGTCGATGATTGTGAAGTCACGCTGTGCCTCGGCTTCCTCATCCTTCGTGAGAATCTTGAAGCTGACTGAGGAAGGCGGATGGAATCTGAACTGCAAGACTCCCGCGTTTCTCTTGTGCCACATCTGGAACTTTCCTTTCCAGTCCGGGCGGATTTGTGCCTTGTATGTCTCAAGCTGAGACTTGAGTGTGGCAGGGGACATTGCCTGGACTGTGAAATCTACACGCTCGTCTTGTGGCTTGGCGAGAGTGTCATCGATCTTTTGGATCAGCGGTGTGAGCTTCTTGATGGTTTCTGCGTTCAGGTTTCTGGTCATGTTTCTTCTTCTCCTACGGCTAGACTGTAGCCGATTCGTCCGAATATGCCTGCTGCTTCCCGCATTTCTGCAAGGTTCATGTACATCGAACTTTGGATCAGGAGCAATCCAATGATTTCAGAGTCATTCAGCTCGGGAAAGCTGGAGATCAGAATCCTGTTCAGTTCGATTGCTCGCTTTGTTAGCTGTTCGTGCGTCATTCAACTTTGCCCTCTTGTATTCGAGGAGTGAGAATGCCAGGGCTTCGGCTGTGGACTTGCACTGGACACCACGAGAGAAAGTGACACGATCCGAAGAGATGTTGGACAACTTATCGATCACTTCGTCGAGTGACCTATTCTCCAATGCGAACGTGGTCATTTCTGCTAGTGCGTATGCCCATGCTGCTACGGTGGAGCCACACTTCCCAATGAAGATTTGGATGGATGGCTTGATGTCATCCACGATGAAGATAGTTACATCTCCATCTGGTGTCCTCCACCTGTACGAGAAGTTAGGAATCATCTTCGTCATTTTCATCTTCCATTGGCAATTCCCAATCTTCAAGATCATCTAAGTCGAGGAAGTCGATTTCCTCATCTTGCTCTGGGTCATCGGTTGCATTCAGGATTGCAGCTTCGAGACGGCGAATTGCAGAGTCCATTTCTACTGGAGGGGAATAGCCATTTGCATCGAGATCGATGTCGAGAAGATTCAATACGTCCAGGACTGCGGTTCGCACTGGCAAGGGTTCGTCGAGGCGACGCGCTACCAGTAGACGAATGTCACGAAGAATGCTCATGAGTACGGATGCTCCGGGTTGATGTTCATGTCAGGTTCATCCTCGAGGATTTCTGTTCCTTCATAGGTGAAATCTTCGAGATTCATAACGGCAAGTCCAAGTGCCTCGACTGCCTTGCGAAAGCGATTGGGATTCTTGTTTCCCGTTTCGGGATAATCTGATGCGATGATATCCAGGGTTTGGAGTGCTTTCACAAGTTCGGTATGGACGCGAGTCACAGCTTCGCGATCCTTCTCTGAAAGGTACATTGTTTGTTCTCCGGTTTGGATGAGTGGCGTATCGGTGCGGAGTTATTTAGAATGTTAGCCGAAGAAAGTTTGGGCTAGGTGCTGGGTGCCAGGTGGTCCGCGCTTCGGAAAGTTCGTCGCCATTCCGCCGAGACTTGTTTTTGCTTTGGCGAGGGAGCGGATCGGGCCGGACCCGTGCGCGGCAGGACCAAGGTAGCAGGGCAGGGGGCGCAGGGCAAGGGGGCCGGAGCGGAGCCGGATCGGCAGGAAGGGGCGGGAGTAGGGGCCGCAGGGGGGGGGCGGATCGGCGCTCCAGGAAGGGGCCGTAGGGCTAGGCTACCTTGCGGGTCAGGTAGAGCCGGATCGGGGCGGCAGGGGGCCATGCAGGGCAAGGGCTCCGCGCCGGAGCGGGGCCGGGAAACTGCACCCGGCCACCGCCCACGGCCCATGACCTACAACCTCCCTTTGTTCTCCACTACATACGCAATAAAATCGGAGAGCATTGAAGCGTTAGCCTCAGCGAAGCTACGTTGTCCATCAACTGCCTGATCGATCATTGTTTGCTTCCGCTTCAGCGTCTGCAACATAAACTCATCTACAGTGTTTGAAATGGAAACGTAGTACACAAGCAACCCATGAAGGTCATTCAGTCTGCCCCATGCTCTACCTTCCGCCTGTTGATGGGCGATCGGCGTCCAGGCATAGTCGTTCATGATTGCCGCCGTCGCCTTCGTAAGCGTCAGGCCTTCACCTCCGGTTCCCAAAGTTAGGACCAGGTGTTTCACGTTCGGATCGTTCATGAAACGATCCCGTATCCTGATCCGATTTTCTTTGTCCATGTCGCCGTTGATTACGTCGCAGAAGAGTTCCTTCGCCAGGACTTCCGATGTTTCCTTGAACGCGGTGAATACCAGGCATTTCTCACCTTGTTCCTCGAGGTTCCTCGCAAGTTCTACAGTATGTTCAACTTTGGCGGCTGAACATACTTGCCGGCATCGTGTGATTTGTGCTAGGACCGAGTTCGGAACGTCAGTGATCCTACCGGCTAGGTCACGATAGATGCCTTGCATAATGTCCAGGTACTTCTTGCGCCATTCATCGTCTAGGTTGACATTATGCGTAGAACGGATGACTGGCGGCAGGTCTTTCAATACTTCCTTCTTATCCCGGCGGAACATAAACGGAAGCAAGTCGCGGCGGAGTTTCTCGGGATTGCGGATTGTTTTCCCGTTGTAGGACGTGTACATCCGCTGAAACTCTACTACGCTTCCGAATGTAGACTTGTCCAGAAGGTGCAGCAGGGAGAACAGATCGTCGCCGTTGTTCACCAGGGGCGTAGCCGTTAGCAGTAGGGCAGACGGGATGGACTTCGCCAACATGGAAACGACGTGATAACGATTCGATGATCGATTCCGAAGGTTGTGAGCTTCGTCGCAAACCAATAGATCGAATGGCGAAACGGAAAGCATGTAGCCCCATAGTGAGACGCTGTCCCCTGTTTCCGTTTTCCGAATGCCAGACGCAAGCTGTTCATAAGTCATCACGATATGCTGCACGCTTGTGTCCAGCAGGATATGTTGGGCCGTCGGGCTGGGAATCGTGCCGATGAGTCGCGTTGCCTTGAGACCTGTCAGCTTGTGGATCTCACACATTAGATTTTCGTCCAAGGCAGCTTTCGTGATCCATAGCGTCCTAGCTTGCCGGATGTTTGTATACGCGGCGGCGACGAAAGTTTTACCGAGTCCCGTGTCCAGGGCGACAATCTTGCGAGGGTTTCCGCGCAGTAGATAGGCTAGGGCCGCACGCTGGAAGTTACGGGAAGGGACCGACAGCACTTCCGGCGTATCGCCATCCTCCGCAATGGCAAGTTCGTTTGTATTCGCTTCGCGCTGGAGCGCCTCGAAAATTAGGGTTGCCGATCCGCGATCGAATGACACGCGCAGGTCAGGATGGCGGGTGCGAAGCCACAACATCAAATCCGTAGCGCCGAGCGCCGGGATTGTCCATCCGTTGCCATCTTGCAGCCATCGGGCACCTTCTAATCCGTTCGGATAAATCATTGGAAGGTGATCCGCCCAGGTGACGCGGAGCTGATGGGTGCGAAGCAACGTGACCTGCACGTCAAAGCTATTCGGTTCCATTGCTGTTCTCTCCCGCGTAGTGGATTGTGGCGATTGTAGCTTTCGGATCGCTTTCCGATGGCGCGAGCGTGATAAACTCCACGGCGTCGTTTTGGGATTCCGTTTGCTGCGTGACGTAGACTCTAGCCGCGAGTCGAGCGCGAGCGTTAGCCAGTGCCGAATGGAAAAGGTGAGTCGGCACGTCGGCGACAGTTTCCGTTTCACCAGTCTCGGGATGGCGTAGCGTAATTGAACAGGTTTCCGCAAAGCGTGGGATGTCACGATAGGTGCGAGCATCCTTACGGAACCGATTACCTTCTAGGACGATGGAGAACTTCGGTTCATTGCTTAGAGTGTGAGTCATTCGCGGAATGAACTCGGCGACGCGGCGGAGTAGATGACGCACTAGGTCGATCCTTTGATCTAGCGCCATCTTGCCGAGCCACGCGCACGATACGCGAACGTGCGGGATAGGGCCGGGATCAATTCGGACGGGGATCGGGAAGGGTACTTCATCATCCGCCACGACGACGGCGGGCGCATCGCACCGCGTAGCCTCCCAAAGCGAGTCCAGGGCGCGTTGCAGTAGGTCGTGATAGTCTCGCATTGCTTCCCCTCAGGGTTGTTAGGTGATGGACAGCACAAATGGGGAGGAAACCGTGACGGCTCCCTCCCCATTGCGCAAGCTAATGCAATCCCATCATTTCAGGACAGACCTGCCATTTGCATAAACCGCGCCAGCTTCTCAGCATCCGACAGATGAGACGCGGAGAGTACAGCTTCAAGGTCAGTCTTGGCGATCTTCACGACCGGCTTGCGACCGCGCCGCCCGGCCTCTTCAAACAGTGACTGAACCGTAATGCGACCGCTAACGTCCGCCGCGAATGCTGCCGGATTGGAAGGTGGCGTCACGAGCTTGCGGAATTCGTTCGTAAGCAAGACGCGCACCTTCGCACGGGCGGCATTTTGCGCCCATTCCTCGACAGTAGGTGCGAACTTGTCGCCACCGGTGGAAACCAACTCATCGTAGGTCGGTGCGATGACCTGCGGAGCATCCGCAGGAATGACGGCGAGCGCCTTTCCTTCCGAATGCTGCCATCCTGGTGCATTCTCCGCCGGAATGGACGTTGTGAAAGTAAGAGTCCTGGACTTGCCACTGTGAGACGTTGCGGGTCCAAAGGGAACGGTGCGCATGGGGTGATTCCTCCGAATATGCGGAGCGGGCGCGAATGGCGTTGCGAAGGGTTGTGATCCGGTCCATTGTCCACGCTCCAGCTTGTGCCGAGTAGCCGACCCGGCGGCGGTCCCGTGCGGCGGACGGGAAGGGATAGCCGCGACCTTCACTAATCTAACATGGTGCGCGTCGGGGCGCAAGAGGGGATCGGGCCGGGCGGGTGCCGGTAGTCTGGCCAGCATCCGCCCAGGCTCCGCCGCCGCGCCGTCACTCTACCCGGACGATGCGTTGCGCGGAAGCTGCGATGGACCTCAGCAGGGACGCCGATGATCGGGAATCCCATTGCGGCACGAACGGGAGCGCCATGATCGCCACGTGCTCCAGGTCCAGGTCGCCATTCGGTGCAGGGATTTCCCGGAGTACTTCCACAGTCCGTTGCCCTAAGACATCGTTTCCGGGACGCAAGAGAATGTCGGGATGGTCTGCCCAACGGATAAGAGTCTCCCGATCCATTGTGCCTTGCTGCGAAAGCTTCACGACTGCGACGACGACGTGCGCGTGATTGTGCACGTGAAAACGAGTGCTGAACATGGTTTGGTTCTCCCTTAGTGGTGAAGGTTGACTAGTCCAGGCTTAGCATCTGGCATACTTCGGACTCAATAATAAGTACAGCTTCCATATTGAAGTCAACATCACGAAACTTCGTCCGAAATGTCGGTTCATACCTTCCGCGACACTCCAGATAGACGCTCACGGCTACGTCGGGAAATGCGTTTCCCATTGTCTTGCGTATTCTGTCCGCGAGTTTCCAGAGGCGTACATTGTCCAACGCGGGCGAATCGACGTTGAGATGGACTTCCAAGGCTTTTTCGGACATGTTCGGTTCTCCCCTAGTGGAATGTGGACCTGCGAATCGTTTCACAAGTCCAGGATGCCATCCACAATGCGCCGGACACGAAGTGCCGCCGAATAGGTGTAACTATAGCTTCCGCCATTCCGCCGTACATCAATCAGTCCACCAGGCGGAACGCGGTAGGCCTGTTCCACAACGTCAACCCAACTAGTTGGAAACGCTCGGCGGAGCGCGTCGTCGATCTTGCTGGAAGTTTCATCGTCCGCGTCAATCACGACGGTAATGACGTACTCCGAATTGTCGATCATCGTTTGTTTCCCTCTTTAGTGGAATGTGACACCAGACTGCGTGATTGCATCCACAATGTGTCGCACGAGGAGCGCCGTCGGAAAATCGTAGCTTCCGTTCTGCTTTCTGGCGCTAACGCTTCCACCAAACGGAACCCGGAAGTTTCCCTTCACTACATCAATTGAACCAAACGGAAAAGATTGGTTTAGCGCGTCGTAAATCCGCGTTGTCGTTTCATCGTCTGCATCTATTACTACAGTGATGTAATGCAACATGTTTGGTCTCCCGATGGATGGAAGCGGGCGCGTTAGGGCGCGGGCGCGGGCGCGGGCCGAGTTTCAGACTGCACGACATCATCGACGATGCGTCGAGCGTCTTCCAGGGCCTCGTAAGTAATGTGAAACGGCTGGACATCACTCCCGACGGATTCCACGTAAACGATGACAGTAGCGCAAGGGAATGCGTCTGTCAGCGCTTTGTCGATCTTGTCTGCAACTTCCCAGACGCGAGCATTCTTCAAGCAAGGCGCGTCGGTATTCAAGTATACCCGAAAAACCCTTTCGTCGTGAACCATCGTCGTCTCCCTGTTAGTGGACTGTGAACCTGTGAACCTTCCGAACCACACGAACAACCTACAACAAATCCGCCGCCTTGTCAATAGTGAAGTTATCCACAAGGTCTTGTGTCGGCCCTAACCGGCCGGCGCCAAATTTTCTAGGGGTGGACGGACGGAGGGGTGTGTATGCCCCAGCATACCCCCCTACCTCAGTAATACGCTTACCGGCCGAATCCGAATCACCGGGCCGATTGTGGATAACTCTTTCATAATAATGTGTTCGAATTACTTTGTCAAGGGCCATTTTTTACTTATAACATGTAACGATTTATCATTATCAATTCCGTTCGCTTCACGCCATTAAATGAAACGCGTTCTATAGTATTGCATGCGTCCTGCGCCTCGAGTCTCGCTCTAGCATACCAGCGACGCGCTCCGCTTCCATCCATAAGAATGCGTCCTGCGCCCCGCATCGCCGTCCATCCATAAGAATGCATCACGTCTCCACACTCCGCCGCGCCGATGCACTACATCTAATGCGCTACGCTTCCCGCCTGGCCCCGGCGCTCCGACATGCCGATCCCTAAACTTCCATTCCGATTTCATCCCTCAGTCAAGTAACTATGCGATCACATGGCCATGCAATCACACGAACATGCAAGCATATCAACATATAACTATTTGGTTACATTGGCATACGATCATACGATCACGTCGGCATACGATTGTACGAACATGTTGGCATGCGACGATGAGAACATACGAGCGTACGGCGTTACAGCAATGGATGCCTGGACCCCGGGGGGAGGACAAAGAACGCGTGACGCGTGAAGATTTAGTGACCTTTATAATTTTTGCAATATTTTTCAAAAGACCTTTATAATTTTTGCAATATTTTTGAAACATGCCCCTTGTTTGAATACAATCCACAATGCCCCCGATCCTCGACATTTTTTTGAATCCAATCCACAATGCCCCTTTTTGAATCCAATCCAATGCCCCCGATCCTCGACAAACCTAGCGGAGACGTTTACCATTCACCATCGCAGGGATCAGGGTTTGTAGTTTTTCTCTGTGTCTTAGCATTTGTAGGCTTCTTCCCGTCGAGTCCTCTTCCTCCACGCATGGCTTCCCACTCCCTACACCCATGTCCACTTCATTCATTTCCCCACTCGCGGACCTCGTAGTTTCATCGGGTACGAACGCCTCGCGTGTCGTTGATACTAAGTCTGAGTGTCACGACGCTGCGGCAATCGCCATCATTTCCCCAGGGACTCTCGATTCGGCGACGTGGACGCTGGAAGTGTCATTTGATGGTTCTACGTTCGCCACGCTGCATGATGGAACAGCGAACTTCGCTCCTCCGCCTGCGGGATCGGGACGCCAATATACCGAACTGCTCGGTTTTCCTTACTGGAGGATCAAGTCCTCAGCCAATGCCGCAGCGAACAGGACATTCAAGGTTAGCAAACTCTGGCTTGCATAGGAGAACTCAGGCTGATGTCTACTTTCTGGAAGACCCTGGCTGCACTTTTTGGTTCTGGTGCCATCGTTGTCGCAGCAGTTGCCTTTGCTTCCCCTGCGCTCAGTGTCTCATACCAACAGGATGGAGTTCGAGTAGTTGCACGTTGGTCCTCTGTTTGTGACTGGCGAGGTTGTCCTGACTCTTTCCGCGTGACTTGGACTCCAGGAAATGTGCGTACTGTAAATGGAAAGGCGGATACTGTAGTCATTCCACATCCTCCTATTGGTGATTCGGCGCTCGTCACTGTCTCTGTTGTAGCCCTTCGTCGTGGGCAGGCTTCTTCTCCGCGCACGGCGAACATTTGGATTTATAATCCTGATGCTCCTCCGCCGTCCGTGGACTCCCTCAAGATTGACACTCTTGCTTTCCTGGCCGAGTTTGATCTGCCAATCCTCCAACGTACAGTGAATGGCGCGGCTGGACCACTGACAATGTTGACTGGCGACAGTGTTCAACTGTGTGCATTTGCACGACGCAAGGCGACTGGAGAAATGGTGACACTCATTGATGCAAGAGTGAGTCAGGATGAGGAGGAGCGAATCGTCGAGGCGTGTGAATCTGCGAGGAAGGCAGTCCAGGCTGAACGGGGCAGTTGATGAAACGATACCATTGGTACGATGAACCGTTCTCAGGCCATTTGTTCAAGTACCATCGTGGTGCTCGACGTGCAGCACGCAGGATGATCTATCACCGCGTACGCAAAGAAGGCTGCCTCCTCTGGCAGGAAAGAGCATTCATCACAAAGACAATGCTTGGGCGCATGGCATTGCTAAGTAGTATGCTCAGTGCCGTAGCACACATCACACTCCTCAACGGAACCTGATAGATGGCTTCCCCGAACGTATTCACTGCGTTTCGAGAGCAGGTCGCAAAAGGCCTGCATGACTTCGATACGCATACATACAAGATTCGCCTGTTGAACACAGTTCCAAGCGCATCGAACGAGGTGATCGCTGATCTTCCTTCCGAGATTGCGGCAGGGAATGGCTATACTGCCGGTGGTGCCACTGTAACTGTAACCAATGTCTCTACTTCAGGAAGCATCGCGACCGTATATGCCAATGATGTTGACTTCACTGCCTCTGGTGGAGACATCGCTGCGTTTCGTTATGCTGTCCTTGCCAACTCGACTACGAATGCTCTCGTCTGTTGGTGGGACAGAGGTGTCAGTAGCACGATTCCGAATGGTGATACATTCAGAGTGCAGGTGAGTCCTACTGCCGGATTGATTCAATTCTCACTCGCATGATCTACGCGGCGGAGGAATGAATGGCGACGCCTGTATTGGAGAATGCCGGTGCCACCGGAGGCGTCTCACGTGATGTGCCGTTGACTGGCACGGACAGATACGTGCTGGCAGGGTATGAAACGGATACTGGTGAGATTCGCGGTGCGCTGTTCGGCGACGTGGAGATGACCGAGTTGGCACGAGCGACACTCATATTCGGTCGCACTCATGTCATCTGGGGAATCATTCCGCCGAACACGAGCCAAGAATCGCTCGTTGTGGATGCGGACAACGTGACTGGTGTCTGCTGGGCCGCGCAGTTTTCCGGGGTCCATCAGACGACGCCGACGCGCACGCCCCAGACGACCAACGGCGAGAGCACGACGGCCAACAATTCGGTCACTAACACGGAGGCCGATGACCTGATTGTGGCGCTTGCACGTGCAGCCAACGGCTCGGTCACCATCACACCGGATGGCAGTCTTTCTGAAGTCGTTCCGTTGACCACCGCCAACGGTGTGACCCGTTTCATCGTGTCACGTCGCACATCGCTCGGGAACCCCACGGCGATGAACTTTACCTTGAGTTCCAGCACCACATGGACCAACACGGCCATTGCACTGGTGCCATCGTCAGGAACGGGGCAGACAATCCGTCCGAACAACACGGTGAGCGCATCGGGATGGACGGCGAGCGACACGACGTTGCATGGTGACACGAGCGATCAGAGTGACACGACTTTTGCCAGCGCCTCGGCGGATGATGCCGTGATGACACTCGGACTGGCCGCGCCAAGTCCCGCGCTGTCCTCGGTGGATTCCATGATTCTCATTGTTCGCACGCGCATCGGGAGTTAGCGATGGCGATCGTGTTTCGTGCGGCGGGGACTGCATCCAACGGGAACAATGCCACGAGCCTGACGCCGGGATTGCCGAGCGGCACCACGTCGGGTGATTTGCTGATTGTACAAGCACAATCATTCGGCGGCACCGATTCCCGTGTGCCGAGTGTCGGATCGGATTGGACATCCTATCAGTGGAACAACGGCACCTCGCGGCATTTGCTTGCGTGGAAGTTCGCGCGCACGGGGGAATCCGCACCGACAATCACATGGACGGGCACGGGCGCGACGAATGACACGATGGTCAGCCGTGTGCACGGCTTTTACACGGACAGCAGTGGCAAGCGTCTTGTCCTGGCCGTCGTGGGTGACAATTCCACGAATGCGAGCGCCGACAATATCGGCCCCATTTCCGGTATCACCGTGCCCACGGGTGGCGGGCTGGTCGTCATTTCGGCTGGCAAGTCCAACGATTTCAATGGTCAGGGCGCGCTCACAAATTACACGCAGGCGGCGCTGACGGAAAGCACGACCGGCAATGACGCGGGCATGACGCTGATGTATCGGCTCGCGGCCCCGGCGGGGGCCACGGGGAATCTCACCGTGCAAGACGATGGTAGCACGGCGAGCAATGGCGTCGGCCTCGGAAAGATGTTGTGTTTCCAGGAAGTCGATCTGGACACGCTCGATGTCGAAGTGCTGCAAAACACGACGGTGATCGCGACGCGCACGGCGCAGAGTGTGGGCTGGAGTGCGGGCAACATCACGGTCACGCTGACGAGCGGCGAGCGCGGCGACATCAGCGATGCGTCAGCGCTGCGGGTGCGCGTGACGAAGAAGGGCGCGGCCGGTGACGTGCAAGTGCTGGAGATCAGCGCGGCGATTGATGGAACAGAAGTTCCTGGTGGAAGTGTTCCATCCTGGTACTATCGAGATTTGTGTGGTTTGACTAGCGGAGACGACCTATGAGAATCATTCCAAGTAACACAAGTACAGCGGCGCTCCGTCGTGTATTCTTTACACTTGTCGATGGTACTGACTTTACTACACCGAAGGACATCACGGTCACTGGAGTAAAGGCTTCTCTTTCCATCGACGGTGGAACACCGGCGAATAGCACGAATGACATCACGAAGCTCAACGGCACTAATGGTCAGTATTACCTGGAGCTTACCCAGTCGGAAACCAACCAAACGGCTGGCACTGTGATCCGTGGATACATCAAGCCTACAGGCTGCGCTTTGACGACATTCTCTTGTCAAATCTTCCACAGCACTGTATTCGACACGACGATTGCAGCCAACGTAACACAGTGGAATGGTTCCAACGTAGCGACTCCTGCCTCTGCCGGTCATCCAGTCGTCACGCTGAAAGTCGGAACGGGCACTGGTGAACTGAACGTGGCGAGCGGAAAGGCTCCCGCCACCATCGCTGCGGGTGACATTGCAAACGGTACAATCACTAGTGGAACCATCGCCGCCGATGCCATCACGGATACGAAGATCGCTACTGGAGCACTCACATCTGGCAAGTTTGCATCTGGAGCAATCACATCCACCGTCCTGGCTGACAACGCTATCACTGCGGCGAAGATCAATTCCGGTGCGATTACCGTAGATAAGATCGCAGACAATGCAATCACTGCGGCGAAGATCGGTTCAGATGCCATCACTGCTGCGAAGATCGCAGCGAGCGCAATCACTGCGGCGAAGATTGACTCTAGTGCTATCACTGCGGACAAGATCGCTACTGATGCCATTACCGGAGCGAAGATTGCCACGGACGCTGTGAATAAGATTCAGGATGGCCTAGCGACATCAACACTGCTCACAGAGGTTGCAGGGTATGTGGACACGGAAGTCGCAGCCATCAAGGCAAAGACCGATCAGCTCGTCTTCACCAAGACCAACGAACTCGATGTGAATGTCCAGAGCATCAATGATGTAACCATCACTGGCGACGGAAGCACTAATAATAAGTTCGGAGTGTAATATGGCACTTCAAGTGTGGGCTGACATTTGGGAGGACATTTGGGCTGACATCTGGAGATTGGAAGATGAAAATCTGACCACGATGCCTGCCGATCCGGTCCAAGTGGTAATCAGCCCACAGCCGGTGACCTTCCGATATTCAGCCAGTGTAGATCATGTAGGAATCAGTCTAGCTCCGCAAGCGGTAACATTCCTCTATGCCTCTCCTGTGGGGCATGTTGGACTCCAGGTTGCCCCACAATCAGTAACGTACAGAACTGTCCTACTCGCAAGCCCAGTTCAACTAGTTGTAAGTCCGCGACCGGTAACATTCAGAGATACTCGGGGTGTAGGCTACGTCGGACTTCAGCTTTCTGTTCAGTCAGTTGACTTTTCCCAGTTTACATCGAACCCTCCAGACTTTCCCGAAGGAAAGGGAGAAGGTAAGAAGTTCTTCTGGTTCCGCATTAGGTTTGGAGGCTGACAGGCATGGCAATCGTTTATCGTGGAAGTGGAGCAGAATCCGTAGGTGTGAACACCACTAGCCTATCTCCAGGATTGCCATTCGGCACATCTCCTGGGGACGTGCTAGTCCTCCAAGCACAGAACTTCGGTGGAACAGATGCACGGAGTCCCAGCATCAGTGGAGGTTGGAACTCTTACCTGATCACGAACGGCACATCGTATCATCTCTTGGCATGGAAATATGCCAGTCCGAATGAAGACACTCCAGTAGTGACATGGACCGGAACTGGCGCAACGGATGATACTCAAGTAAGTAGAGTTCATGGGTTCTACGCTACCGGCAAGAACAGAATGCTCTTTGCCGCTAGTGGTTCTTCCAGCACAAATACCAGTGCCCATGACATCGGACCAATCAGTGAACTGTCAGTTCCCGTTCCCGGCTCGCTCGTAGTGGTAAGTGCCGGAAAGTCGAATGACTTTTCTGGCTCGGGCAGTCTGGCTAACTTTACACAGGCCGAGCTTACGAACAGCACTGCTGGAAACGACGCCGGCATGACACTGATGTACCGAACGGATGCTCCTTCTGGACTAACAGGTAATCTCACTGTCAGTGACACGGGAGCATCCAGTCCTGGCGTAGGACTCGGTATGATGCTATGCTTCGTCGAGATCAAAAAGAGGAAGGACTTCTCATTGCTGTTTCAGCTCTTTCGCTAGTCCTTGTCATTTCAATCCTCTCTGGGAGTCACTATGGCTGGCAAGTCCAAGAAGCCTGGAAACGCATACAAAGTCCTCAAGCCGAAGAAGACAATCGGCAAGCCCAAGATGACACCTATGAAACGTACAGTCTCCAAGATGTTCACTCGCCTTCGCAAACCTCAGCCTTAGACCCAATGGCAGGAATCATTGGAGTAGTCCCTAACAATTCTGGATTCGCTTCTTTCACTGTGAGGGAATGGCTGCCTTGGATGACCGAGGCAGTCGTTCTCCATTACAGTGGAGTGTCCATTCCAGAACTCCGTGTTCGCTTCGGCAAGTCGGATCACCACTTGCGGAACATCATGAACACGGAACAGGCTAAGAACATCGTTCTGGAAATCGAGCGTCGGGCAATCAAGCATGCCTCCGACACGATGCAGGACAGAATCAACTCGATCAAGTCCAGGGCACTGGATGCGATGTACGAGATGCTGGATAACACTGAACTCAAAGCGGCCAAGCCATTCTCATTCTGGGATGCCTCGCGGAAGACTCTGGAAACAGTCTCTCGCATGGACACTCCGCAGACTAAGAACACTAACGTAAACATCACCCAGAACATCCTGTCGAGCGACGTGTTGGAGCGACTGCGATCCGCACCGACACTTCAACACATCGAGGTTCCGCACAATGTCGAGTACCTGGGTGCACCACCTTCCACCGGACGAGATCAGAAAGAACTTCACGGACGAGGAGTACACACACCTGCGGATCAAAGCGAAGAACGATCTTCTCTTTCTCTCGCAGGGAGTCCTTCTTCCGAACAGTCGGTCGGACTATCCTCTGTACAAACATCTATTCTCGTGGATGAAACTCCACGAAGCGTCCAAGAATAGGTGCATCCTACTTCCACGTTCACATCGCAAGACTACCTACTGCACGAAGGTAGATGCACTCCAAATTGCCCTGCCGGATGATCTTGGAACAGCACCCTATCCGAGGAATCTAGGACCGAACGTTCGTATTTGTCTCATCCATGAATCGGATCGAATGGCATCCAGGTTCCTCCAGGAAATCACGAACTGGGTCACTTCCAACGAACTTCTCCGCTTTCTCTTTCCTGAGATCATCCCTACGAACAGGGAACAGAGGATCAACATCACAGAACTGGAGCTTCGTCGCACTGCTTCATGGTCGGAACCTACATTCGATACAATGGGTGTAGGAACCAAGAGCCAAGGCCGTCACTACAATCGTCTCAAGCTGGATGACATCTATGGGACTGATGCCCGTGACTCCCAGGCGATGCACGAGAGGACGATCCAGTGGTTTGATGAAATCGAACCATATCTCGTCACTCCGCTCTCGGACGGATTCGATCTCATCGGGACACGGTACAATCACAAGGATGTCTACAGCCATGCATTCGAGAAGTACGGAGACAGTCTTCCACGCTACGTCCGTTCTGTAATCGAGTTCAATCCTGAGACGCAGAGCTATGAGCCCATCTTCCCCGAGATGTTCACGTTGGAGTCTCTGGCACATCTCAAGAAGAACAGGAAGCTCTGGACTGCGAACTATCTGAATGCTCCAGATTTCAGAGAACAGCACGAACTCGATCCCGCGTGGCTACGATACTACCAATGGGCCGCGCGACGCAATCAGATTCATGCATTTACTGGGACTGAGAGACTCACACGGGATGTTGAAGGACTCGACAAGGTGCTCTTCATCGATCCTGCGGTCGAAGGCGATGCTGGCTGGATCATCACGGGAACTGATTACATTTCCAACAAGCCGAACATCTTCGTCCTAGAGGCACAAAGAGGCCCCATTCCACCGGACAAGATGATTCCGAAAATCTTCGCGGCGGTGGAAAAGTGGCAACTCCGTGCCGTGGTGATCGAGGAAGTGCTCTTCTCTCGGCTGTATAGACACTGGCTCCAGTCGGAAATGCGTCACAGGGGTATGTTCTTCAATGTGATCCCTGCCAAGACGAAGCAGAAGGCGAAGGATGTCCGTGTCCTCGGCTTGGCTCCGTACTTCTCCGCCGGGCAAATCTGGTTCAACCAGGAACAAACTGCCCTCGTGGAAGAATACATGCAGTTCGGCCTCGGAAACGCCTATCACATGCTCGATGCCTTGGCCTATGGTCCAGAGTTCTGGCGTTCAAGCGTGAACCGTTCGCGCATCGAGGAACAGAAGAATGCTGAACAGAAGTTCCTCTCACTCCGTGATCCACTTACAGGCTACACACGCATAGCATAGGAGGGTCTGTGGCGAAGTTCATTTCTTCTCTGTCCAAGTCCCGCACGACTACGATTGTCGGCGGACTCGCAGGCTTCGGTGGACTCGTGCTTGCACTAATCCCCAGTAACATCCGAGAGAATTGCATCGGAGCGATCAATGAAAGTGAGAATCCTGTGATCCTCGCCGGACTGGTCACTATCGGATTGATCCTCACTATCATCGGTCCTTCGTTCAACAAGTCCGCCAAGAAGGATGAGTAAGTTCCGTCGAGCCATCGACGAGCTGGACAAACTCCGAGAATGGAACAATGGCCTATCCCGCGCGAAGTGGTACAAGTCCTGGTCGAAGTGGAGACGAGTCCTTTCCGAGACTAGAGAATATCGACTCTTTCGCGCACAAGTCATCGTCCGGGCGGAAGGCTATTGTGAACAGTGCGGCGCGGACGGGGAACATGTCCATCACGTGATTCCAGTCTATAAGAATCTAAAGCTCATCACTGATCCCGAGAACGGAAGATTTCTCTGTGCACAGTGTCACAATGACCAGCACAACGGGACGATCTTGCCCCCGCCACGGAGCCCCGTCCGCGAGCGAAGCGAGCGCGGGGCGGAGTAGGCGGGCGGGATACTCTGCCCTGGCGACCATTTTTCCGAAGACGCGCCGGAACCAGCCTCCGGCGACTTCCCGAACCGGCGCTTTTTCCCTGCCTTGGCGACCATCTCTCCGAAGACGCACCGATCTTGCCTTGCAACCCGAGTTTCCAATGAGCGCACTTTCCGAGATTGATTTTTCCAGAGTCGCTGCGTCTACCAATCAGACAGCAATCCGACTCCTAATCAATCAGCTTTTCTGGGCTTGGTATGAACAGAATCGTACTCGGCCTCTCGTCACACTTCGCTGGTGGTTCCTCCGCAAGACTTTGGTCCTCCAAGACGTAGAGGACATCTTCGTAATCCTTTTCGGACCGAAAAATGCCACTAGTGCAACTCTCTGAGGAACAGTCCATTCGACTGTCTTCATACCTTTCAACCGAACTTTCACATCATCGTGCCGAAAGGGCCGAACTGGAAGATCGCTGGATCAGAGAAGCACTAGATTTCTGGGCAGAACCTAATCCTGATCCACAACAGCTTCCTGTCGTAGGCTTTGCTTCGCTCATCGTGCCACTCACCGCCATTGCGGTCGAGGCTGTACATGCACGAGTCATGGGGATGTTGTATGGACTCAAAGAACTGGTCACAGTCGAAGTACCGGATCAATTCTCCAACCTGAAGCACGGACTTGAGAAAGTCTTCAACCACGAACTTCTCGAATCCGTACAGTTCCGGGCCAAGACTGAATCAGCCATTCTCGAACTAGAGAAGCACGGGACTGGCATCATCGCTGTCGGATACAGAGAGACAAAGAGGGGCGCGGTGCTGGATGCAAATGGCAACAGGATCAAAGTACCGATCTACCTTGAGAAGGGAACGTGCATCGATACTATCCCCATCAAGGACTTCCTGATGCCATTCTACGCATTGTCCTGTGAGTCTGCGCCCTGGGTTGGCTACGACTTCCGATACACCGAAAGGCAGATTCGACAGGCCGAAGCTACTGGCTGGTTCTATCCCGGAACCACAGAAAAGCTACGCTTTCACTACACTCCAAGTGATGTAGACAAGGACAAAGTCCAATCACTCCATGAAGACCTGACAAACACTGATCCAGTATTCCCGCAGGACGTTCGACTCTCTCGCATCTTCGTTGACTTCCAACTGGATGAGGGGGGCGACTTCGGACATTATGAAGTCATCTTCCACGATCAGTCGAACATCATCTGCCATGTCTCCTATGCTGAGGATCGTCCATTTGAGAAGGGCGTCTACCTGCCGCTAGAGAACAGGTGGTACGGCTACGGGATCGCCAAGCAGAACCACGAGTTCCAGGTTGAAGTAACCACGCAGCACCGCCAGCGCATCGACAATGCGACCATCGCTAACATGTCGATGTTCAAGGTGAAGGAATCTGCTCGTCAGTGGATCAAGGATGATGAGCCGATTTTCCCTGGAAAGAAGTGGTATGTCCAGGACATGGATGACATCATGCCGCTTCCAATGGGTGATGTCAAAGTGTCTTCATACAACAACGAGAATCAGGCGGTCATCTACTCTCAGCAGCGAACTGGAATCAACGAGCTTACGCTGGGAATGCCTAACATCGGTACTCCCGGCACAGCCAGTGATTCTATGGCCCGCGTTCAAGAGTCGAATAGGAGATTCGATTACACCTACAACAACATCAAGGACTTTCTCAATCGAGTAGTTCATCGGGCCGCCCAGTCAATCATCAAGTACGGATTCCGGGACACCGTCATCTTCGAGTATGTTCCGAATGGTCCAGAGATTCAGACATTCCTCCTCCAGAAGGAAAGACTCAAGAATAAGATGTTCTTCAACATTCAACTGACGAGTGCCCGAGCGAACAAGGTGCTTGATCGAAATACATACACCCAGCTCATGGGCATGCAAGTACAATACTGGACCCAGATGCTACAGCTAATCCAAGTAATGGGGCCGGAAGCGATGAATGCTGCAACAGAACAAGCAATCTTCGCAGCGAATGAAGTCAATCTTGCCATTCTGCAAGCATTCGACATCCCTAACCCGGAGAAATTGATCGTTGACCTCGATTCAATCAGACAGGCAGCAGCACAAAGAGCTTCGCAAATGGCTCCTCCAGCCTCAGGCCAAGCTCCTCCTGAAGGTATTCAAGGAAATGGAGGAATCCCACCTGAGCTTGCTGCGCTTCAAGGACAACTCGCAGGAAATCTACCGTTTGCAGGGTAAACTCTCTGCACTATCCGAAGTTCAACGTTTCATCCAAGAGGTACTAAACGATGACGGAGCAGGAAACGATCAACCAGACGGAGAGCCAAGAGGCTTCGCAGGAAACACAGCAGGAAGCGCCCGTTATCCCTACTGAACCACAGATTGATTATCGGGCTCAGTACAACGAAATGGTCCGCCGCTTGCTTGCTCAAGAGCAGGAACTTGAGGCAATCAAGCAGAACGTTACTCAACGTCGTGTGGAACCTGATCCTGACATCACTGACGAAGACATCCAGCAGCGTCCTGCCACTGCGATCAAGGAGATCATCCAGAGGGAACTGAGGAGTGCCCTCGGCGAAGTGCAAGAAATCTCCCAGTCATTCAAGCGTGACAAGCAAATCGCGGAAGCGGAGGAGAAGGTATTTTCTGCCTATCCTCACCTCCAGCCTTATCGCGAGGCTCTCTCCACGACTGTTCGACAGGCCCTCAGTTCTGCACGGACTGTCGATCCTGGAACGTATGCTACTACGCTTGCTGCGGTTGTGGGGAACTATGCAATCCAGAGTCTCATTGCACAGCCTCCTGCACAAACTCCTGCACCACAGCCTCCTCCGCGTGGCGCTGTTCCTACTCCGTCCACTGGTAACACAAAGCAACTCTCTCCCATCGAAATCAAGGCGATGAGACGCGCCGGATTCGATCCGAACAAGAAGGAAGATGTTCAACGTTTCTTTGACATCGTGAATAACGATGGAGGTATTGAACTGTGAGCACCACTGCTGCGAAGGATGTAGTCATCAAGCCGACTATTGCAGATGTCACTGAGGAAGAGCTAAAAGAGTTCAAGCGAAGGTACATTGAGACCGCGGATCGGTCCTTTATCGATGACCGCCTTCGTGTTACTCTACCAGAGCACCTTCACGGAGAGTGGATTGGAAAGGATGAGTTCTCGCAATTCCATGCCAGAGCGAAGGGTTTCGTAGACGGCCGGGAGTTCCTAAGCGAAAAGAACATTTCTCACAATAGTCCAGACGGTCCTTCGGTGGGTGACGTGATGTTCATGGTGATCCCGAAGAAGAAGTATTTGGCAATGCAAGAGATTGACGCCATTACAGCAAAGCGGCGTAGTGGAATCGACAGAGATATCGCAGAGGAAATGTACAATACTATGGCTCGTGAGATTGGTTTGGGTATCGAGCCTGATCGTCCGTCAGCAAGGATCATTTCTAACACTTCGAGGTGATAAACCATGCCGATTTCTGGCGCACGTCCCATCCGTCCTGCCTATGTTGAGAGTGGGCAGGGTATTCCCCCAGTAAAGCATTACACCATTGCTAACGCCCAGTCACTCAAGATTGGGACGCCCGTGACTCTTTCCAGCGGTCTCGCGGCCGAAATCGCGAATGATGCTACTACTAACATTCTCGGTGTCGCACAAGGCAAGAGTGAATCTGCTTACGGCTATGACATGGGGGATTCTCCCCTTGTTGTGACCGGACGCGCAGATACCACTCCGGTTGCACTCAATAGCCGCAACACTGTGTTCGTCGGTCAGCTTTCTAACGGCACTACTGCTCTCGTCACTCCGTCTGTTTCTAACGTCGGCGTGGCATATGGCCTTCAGAAGCAGACTGACGGGGCCTGGACTGTCGATACTTCCGACACTACCAATATTGTTGTTCGTGTCATTGGTTTCGATCTGTCAGAAGGTGGTCCGAACGGTGTTGTTTTCTTCAAGTTCATTGCATCCACTGCACTCATCTAAGGAATCCTAACTATGAATATGATCCAACAGCACCGTCTCCTTGCACGTCCTGGCCTCCAGAAGGACTTCAAGGATACTTACGAAATGTGGCCTGATGTTCGTAGTCAGTATCTCAAGGTCGGCACTGTCGATACTCCTGAGATTTCGATGACGACCATCGCTGGTCCGAGTCGTCTCATCCAGTCACGCGAGCTTGAGCCAGTTGCATACCAAGAGGTTGTTACTGGTCCCAAGATCGTCGCCGTGGATAAGACCTACAAGGGTGGCTATTTTCTCTCGAAGGAAGCCATCGACGACGATCAGTATGGCAAGCTGAATCAGGGTGCAAAGTGGCTTGCCGAGGCAGTGCAGTACACTAAGGAGTACACTGCCTGCGCTCTTGTTGATGATGCATTCACTGGCACCACGTTCAAGGCTCAGGATAACCTGTCGCTTTGCAACACTGCTCATACGCTCATCAATTCCAGTGCCACTTCGTCGAATCGTCCTACCACTGCTGTTTCTCTTTCTGTTGCGGGCTTCACCGCTCTGATGGACCTCGCCCGCAAGGTGAAGAATCAGAACGGCGATCCGATGCTTGCCAATCCTGATATGCTCATGCTGGCTAACGATCAGGGGCAGATCAACAAGGCTTATCAAATCCTTGAGTCCACCCTTGAGCCGTTCACTGCAAACAATCAGGACAATCCGATCCGTCGTAACTTCAAGCCGACGAAGATCATCATCAATCCGTACATGGCGAATCTGTTCCACTACTTCGTCATCGACTCGCGCCTCAACGATGCCTGGTTCCGTGACAAGGAAAAGGTTTCGATGCGTGATTGGTACGACGAGGAAGTGGATGCAGCGAAGGTCAAGGCTCGCGGACGTTGGATGATCTATGTGAACGACTGGCGCGGCTGGTACGGCACTAATCCGAGTGCGTAACCATGTCGAACGCAACCGGCCTGTCATACTTGAACCTACGAGGTTCGAGTGATGAAAACCAAAGCAACGCAGTCGGAGGCGTTGTCCATGTCTTCACTGTCGCTTCTGGTGCCACACTTCTTGTTGGCGACGCAGTTTATCTCTCTGGCGTTGGCACTGTCAACAAGTCAACCACGGCCGCGAACTATGTTGGTTTTATCGGTTTCGTGGTTGCTGGTGATGCTAATGGCAGGAATCTTTCAAGTCCTGTCGGAACTACTGCGGCGACGGAAGGACAGAAGGTTCTAGTTCAGATCAGTGGTGTTGCTCGTGGCATCGTCGGTGCTTCTGGCTTCACCGCTGGTACGGACTTCAATGCCGTTCCTTCCGGTGCAACTGCCGGACGAATCATTCCTGGTACCACTGCGGGTCAACGTCTCGGAGTTGTTCTCTCTACGCAGGCAACCGCCGGCGCGGAAGTTCTCATCCTCATTCAACACTTCTGATGCGTGTTCCTCTAATCGTATGTGCGCGTCCTTCCGTCGAAACCATTTGGCCTAGCGTCCGCATTGGGCGTGGCCAGTGGACCATTGAGCATGATGGACAAGACTCAGAGTTTTCAGTGTTGGTGAACGGTTCTGAATCTAACACTGAAACTCTAGTCTTGTCCGATCATGCGGAAGTCCAGGTCAAGTTCACTAAGAAAGGAAATGAATCCTCCATCACGGTCTTCGTATGTCTTACACCCTAGGACTTCTTCGAGCAGACCTTCGCACTGCTCTAGGCGTTGATAATCAAGAGCTGACCGATGCCGCTGCGGATCGACTGCTGAATAGATCGTGGTGGGAGATGCAGTCGATTGTTAGATTCTCTGAAGGTGAGGGGGAGTCATCCTTCCTCACCGTGGATGGAACCAGAGAATATAACATGCCGACTAGTGACATCATGGCTGTTCAATCAGTCATCCTGCAACACCCTGAAGAATCAGACTACACTCGCCTGATCCGAATCGATGACTGGAACATGTTTCCCCTTCGGGATGATTCTCGGACAGGCCGACCGACGCACTACAGCAGGCGGGATGACAAGTTCATCTTGTTCCCGAATCCTGACAGAGAGTATCAAGTCAGGGTAAAGTACAGAAAGACTCTCGAAGACATCTCTGTCCTCGGCCCAGAAATCCCACAAGAATGGCACGAAGTCATTTTGTGGGGTGCTGTCAGCCGGGGATTTGATCTTTTCGGGGATGTGAATCGGGCAACTGTTTACCGCAACAAGCAGGCACTTTCCTTCCAGCTTCTTGAATCACAAGAGACGAAGGAACTTGAAGACCTCAGGTATTCCGGTGTAACCATCCTCCGACGCAGGTATCCGTAATGCCATTCACGAACACTTCTGGGGTGGACAATACCTTCCCCACGAACTCGGACACCGCAACGGTAGATGACCATCTGCGGGACATCAAGACTGCGTACAATGAACGTCTTGATTCTGTATTCGGTACTACATGGAAGACGCAAGACCCTCTGGTACTGACAAAGCTGGGGGACGTGCTTGCCATTCAGAGCAAGCAGGTCAAGGCTACCGCGCAGTCCTTGGGAAATCTGGGAGCTACACCTACGATCAACTGGAACAATGGCCCAGTTGTGAAGGGTAATGTCAATGTCAGCATCACCAGCATTACCTTCAGCAATCCAGTCGCGGACACGGCCTATACCTTGGTACTCACTACGACTGGCGGCACTGCGATCACCTGGCCTGCTTCCATCCGTTGGAACAACAACGGTTCAGCTCCAACACTGGTGTACACAAATGGCCGCGTCACTGTCGTCACTCTTTACTACACTGGCTCGGTGTATCTGGCGAGCCTTTACGGAACTGGCTTCAATGTTTCTTAGCCTACTTATCCCAGTCAGGCAGATCAATACACCATCACTTCAGTCTGTCTCACAAAATGGCTCGAACACGAAGCTGGTCATTTATACAGTGGCCTCTCAGAACCCTGACACTCAATTCACTGTCGAGGTTCTTGGACAGACTGTAATCTCGGGGAGCCCGATCAACAACGCCACGGGCTCCTACGAGATTGTAGTGAGCGGTTGGAGTCCAGGCACTACATACTCTGTTCGTTTGGTGGATAGCACTGGTAGGCAAAGTGCCTGGAGTAATAGCATTACATCTCAATCCACTCTCATTTCCACACTTACATACACTAATGCTGGGTCGAGTGGCAGCTTCACTGTACCAGCTAACGCAACGAGAATGGAAGTCTTGGTGATTGGGGCTGGTGGACGTGGAGGTGATCCAGCGTTGGAGCAGAATCTTCCGCAACCTTACTATGGTTGGGGCGGTGGAGGCGGAGGCGGTGGCGGATTCGCAATGAAGAACGATGTCTCTGTATCTCCAGGGGAAGTGTTCGGCTATTCCGTTGGGCATTCTGCAAATCCGATCAGTTTGAGACAGACATACATCTTCAAGGGCGCATCATACAATCAAACCAACTGGATTCGTGCTGGTGGCGGATACGCATCTTCCGAAATGCCTAATCCTCATTTTGGGCCAGCGGGCACATATGGTCCTGATCCAATCGAAGCGACGGGCGTGTTTCTCGGACTAACTAACTCTGGCGTCGGGCAAAGTGGGTCATCAGCAACTGGCGCAGGGTTTATCATTGAGCCTCCAATAGAGTTCAATGGCAATGGTGGAAATGGGGGACTGAGCGGCGCTGCCTTTGCAGGGATTGGACCTACTTCTACTGGCGGCATTGGATCAACTGATCCAAAGGTTGATGCCACTCCAGCAACGGGCTACGGCTGTGGTGGTGGCGGCGGGTGTGTGTCTGCAAATCTCTACAAGGCATCTTTAGGTTCAGCCGGTACATCCGGCTACATCAAAGTGGACTTCTATACATGAGTGAACTTCTCACGGACTCTCCTATTGGAGTCGTGTTCAAGATAGTCGAGATCGCATTCATACCATTCTTTTGGTATGTTGTGAACTCTCTTGCTGCCTTGAATCGCAAAGTTGACAGGGCTGAAACTATCTTGATTGGCGCCGATGGAAAGAATGGCCTCCGGTCTAGGATCATTCGTCTAGAGCGCAAGTTGGAAAGGCTGATTGTCATTGAAGCTGCCAATCGCAAGGACAAGAAAACCACAGAAGTCCATGAAAATGACTATGATGAGGAGGAAGAATAATGGTTCTTGTCCCGAGGAGGAAGAATAATGGTTCTTATCCCTAAGTCTAAGTCAGAACAGTCCCTTCAAGAACCTAAGACTTTCGATGTGCTTTCTGGCGAAGAGCCAAAGCCACGATACACTGGACAAGAAATCCAGGTAGTCGATCCAGTAGAGTTTCTGAGCAATGTTCGCTTTTCTCAACTTCCAGAAACTCCGATTGACAAGTCCAAGGGATCAACCACTGTCAGTGTACTCAACACCACTAGGTTGCAATTCACCAATACTTCTGCAACCACAGTAACCAATCTGACCGATGCACAGGAAGGCCAGACAGTCTACGTGATCGGAGATGGATACACAACGCTCAATCTCCCCGGCGGAGTGAACTTCCTACTCGCCAATGGAACTGTCTACGATCTGTTCCACAGGAATGGAGAATGGAAGCAAGTAGGCGGTCCTGGATTCTCTCCAGTAGCCGGGGCGGGCATTGGCATTTCTGGCTCGACGATCAGCAATCTGTACGTCGGAAAGTCAGTGTCTCTGTTTTCTGGTTCTTTGGTGGAGAATACTAGCGGTATTTGGAGCGGAGTCATCCGAAGACATGCTGTTGGCGTTGACCTGACTGGCATGACTCAAATGAGGGTCAGCTTTGGATACGAAATCCCTTCATATGACACTCCTGGCTTTGCTCTCAGATATTCTACAAATAATGGCTCATCCTGGACGGATCACACTTCCGACTACTGGGCAAATTACTATGGTGCTGGACAACCAGTACATGCCATCGAAAGTTGGAAGACCCTACCAACCAATGCTCGCAATGCTAATACTCTAGTGTCCGTAACACTACTGACAAGTGTTGACACCACAATCTACTCCGTATCCTTCGAGTTCAAGCCATGAGAGTCCTCCCCATCCAGCCCGAACAACCCATTCTAGAAGCGCCGTTGTACTCTGCGCGCATCACTGGCGGGATGGACTCTTTCATCGATCCCGCCGATCTTCCAGAGAACATCGGAACCAATTCCATCAACACGCGCACGTTTGCAGACTATACTTTTCGTGCTCCGGGCGTAGTGAGGCAGACCGGCACGAATGATCCTCCGAATACGAAGCCAGTTCTTCTCTACACCATCTATAAGAGATTCGACGGTTCCTCAGTATTCCTCCGCTTCACGGAGGACAGGGTTGATAAGTATAGCTCTGGAACCTGGACGCAACTCACCGGATCGTTGAATGGAACTGTATCCGATCGGTTCCGCTTCGTCACGACGGCTGACGCGAACTCGGATCACTTCTTCTTCACAAACAATGGAGTGAACAAGATCAAGTCACTCAATGCATCTGCAACTTCCTTCAGTGACCTAGGCAACTCAGACAAATACCGATACATCTGTGTGTTCTTCAATCGTGTCGTCGGGGCGAATCTTGCAGGTTCTTCTCCACAGCCTGTCCAAGTAGCTTGGTCGGGCGACTACAACTTCACGGAATGGAATCCTTCGAACGACATCTCGGCTGGGGATACGCCACTTGCGGAAGCACAAGCGGATTATGCGGACCCAATTACTGGCGTGTTCGGCTTCGCACAGGTGATGCTTTTTCTGAGGGAACGTTCGTTGTGGCTTGCAACGAAGCGTCCTGTTGCCTCAGCTCCATTCCTCTTTCAAGCAGCCTTCCCATATGTGGGATGCGATGTGCCCAACTCTGCGACCCAAACGAGGAATGGATTAGTTTGGTATGACTCCCGCACTAATCAAGTCTTCTTGTATGAAGTAGGGCAGACTCCGCGACCGATTGGCAATCCTGTCCGGACTCTCATCAAGAATGCTATGGAGAATCCCGATCTAGTGTGGGGCGCGTACGATCTCCAGAACAATACATACTTCCTGACTGTTCCTGGTGTCACTACGACGAAGAGCCGAGTCTTTCTGTTCAACTTCGACACTGGTTCTTGGTCCATCGATGAGCGAGAGAATCTATACGGTGTCTATCCGCTAGATGGAGGCCAAGACAAGAAGCTCTACGAACAGATCACTGGCACCTACGGTCAAATCACTGGATCATACGCAGCACTGGAAGCGGGGGCGTCAGTAGAACCATCCAACTTCATGGGCTACAAGAATGGCAAGATCGGATACGAATCTCTCCAAGCCACCCGTGATGAAGTGATGGACACTGACATCGTAATGTCTTGGGAGTCGAAAGTGTACAGACTTCCCAAAGATGACATCATGGTGTCTCGCCTGCACATTCTCTACCAAGGTATTCGTCCAGGTTCTTTCACTGTCTGGTACAGGAAGAATAATGGCAACTGGATCGAGTACAGGACGGTAGCCGTCACGGACACTCAGCGCCGCAGGACATACTTCAAGAAGCTGATCCGCGCTAATGAATATCAATGGCGCGTGACTTCGACTAACAGCAGCATCAAGCTCCTCGAATATCGTATTGACGTGTCCGCCTCGCCGGAGGATAAATGAAGGTAGTGTGCAAAGAGCCTGAAGGTCCGGTCGAACGGGAAGTGTGGCCGTTCGTCTTCAATAGAGAGAACATCTTCAAGTTGTATAAGGCTGCGTCACAGTTTCCAGTTCTGTTTGACGGTGCCGTAGGAACGATGGAGAACTTCCTCTCTCGGTTCCTCGTGGAGAATCTTTCAGGGGACATCGAACCTGCGGGATTGATTTGGGTCATCGATGACTTCGTGGGAATCGTGTACATGAACAACATCAGTCTGGAAGAAGCCGATGTACACTATTCCTTCTTCGACCGCAGGCATAAGGGAAGGGAAACTCTCGTCAGTGCCATGTTGAAGTATGCTTTCAATAAGTATCGCTTCACTAGGCTGAATGCTCAGATTCCTGCCTATGCCGGACTAGGGCCTCGCATCTTTGCAGAACGCTGCGGATTCAGGCTGGAAGGTAGGAAGCGCAAGGCAGTGTGGTACAAAGGAGAGAAGTTCGATGTTTACTTGTATGGCATTCTCGCGGAGGAGGTAAATGGGCGCCAAGACTAAGGAAGTCGGCGGAGGTTCTGCTAGAATCCCCGCGATGCACTTTTCAAGCTATCTGATGCGTCACTTGGATGACGATAGCTTGATGAAGAACACCATGAATGACCAATTGCAGGGGAAGGTTCCTGGCATGGATAATGTCAATCAGTGGATGCAGCAGTTTGCTGGCGGTCCTCAGCAAGCTATGCAGTTCAATCCCATGCAGTTCACCAATCCATACCAGCAACAACAATTCGACAGGCCGGAACTCCGCCAGCACAAGCTCGATGTCTTGCAGGGCAATGGCATGGCCGATCTTTCCAAGTTTGGGAATATCGATAATGTCAACATCGACTGGCAAAGGGGCCTAGGTCAACAGGCTAATCTCAATCCTTTCGATGCCAGTCAGTTCGGTGGAAATACGATCAATCTCCTGAACGCTTTCGCACAGCAAGGCGGAGGTGGGGGCGGCGCGGCTGCGAATCGTGTTGCTCTCGATCCGGCTATGAGTTATGAAGAGGCAAACTCTAAGATTGGCAATGCGCTTGACTGGTCAGAAATCATGCGCCAACGTGCCGTTGCAGATCAACGCTCACGATTCGGTGCTGAAGGTGCTGGTGCTCTCGGCAGTGGTGCGAAGTTCGCAGAGTCAACTCTGAATGCAGACCTGGCCGCGCGGAATGCACAGAATGCATTCAACATGATTCAGTCTGTCCTTGCGCAAGACTTGAATGAACGCATGGGCCGTGCTAATGTCGGCCTCGGTTCCGAAGGACAACAGCTCCAAGCCAGCATCGCTAATCAACAGGCAGGATTGCAGAATCGCGGGATGAACCTAAATGCGCTGCAAGCGGCGGGGCAACTTGGCTTGGGTCAAGGCAATCTGGCTCTTGCTGGACGGGGCCAGGATTTGCAGAATTATCTTTCGAGCCGTGGTTTGGACAATCAGCAGCTTGGCCTCGGGCTACAGCAAGGACTAGGTAATCAACAGGCACAGTTGCAGAATCAAGGACAAATGTTGAGTAGTACTCTCCAGAATCAGGGCCTAGGCAACCAGTTCCAGTTCCAGAATGCTGGACTGAACCAAAATGCTCTTCAGATGAACAACCAGAATGCTATGGCTCTGTCGCAGATGCTCAACAATTTCAACCTCCAGAATGCCCTCAACTCTGCACAGCTCGGCCTCGGAACTAACCAATTGAACTCACAGAATAACTTGACTACTAATCAACAGAATCTGCAAGGCAATCAACAGGCTTGGACGCAGAATATGGACATTCTGAATAACCTGCTCAACCAAGCGGGATTGTCTGGCAACATGCAGAATAGTGCGATGGGTCGTCTGTGGCAGTCTTTGATGCAGACTCAGGCACTCGGCACTCCACAGGCTCAGATTCTTGGAATGCCAAGCACGTTCAGCCAGATTTGGAATCCTCTCATGCAGCTCGGCGGATTGTACGTCGCGGGCGGCGGAAGGTTCCCCGGCCAGGGCGGCGGAAGCACGGGCGGCGCGGGCTGACCATAACTTAGGAGAACTAGACCGATGACTATCCCGATGCTTCCCGGATTCTGGGATGAGATCAAGGATTCGACTGTTCCATTCATGCAGGCAATAATGGAACGGGCAATGCCTGACAACTTCGCAGAGAGGCGTCTTCAGCAGTTAGTCCAGAGAGACCCTACTCTGCTTCCATTCATTCAGAACATGGATGATCCTTCACGACAAGCAATCGCGGAGGCCATCGGATTCAAGAAGAAGAATCCCTTCAAGGACCTTCCCGCCGGGCCTGAGCGTGAGAAAAGAGAGCGCATCGCCGAGGCATGGAAGAATGCTTCGCCGGAAGCCCGTGAGCGCGGTTTGGCTGCGGAAGCGGGCTTGCTGGTTCAGGAAGACATCGACTGGCTGAAAGATTCTAGGACTAGACAGAAAGAAAAGGAAGACCTTGACATCGAGCGAGATAGAATCACTACTCAAGTGATGAAGGAGGGCCGCGCTCGCATCGAAGATGCCCTACAGCAGACCGGCGGAAAGGTTGATCTGACACGAATCCTCAAGGACATTATTTCTCTGAACATCAGTCCTGCGACTGCTACTGAAATGCAAATCCTCAATACCATTCCTGGTGCGATGGAAACCCTCAACAATATGATTACCATCTACAGGGTCAATGAGGAACTCAAGGCCAACAGGGACATCGCTAACATGCGTGTCTCTAATCAGACAGGTAGTGACGTGCGTGCATTGCTTAGCAATAGCCGTCAGGCTTACATGAGTGCCCTCGCTGCACTGAGTAAGCTGATGGACCCGAAGATGATGACGATTCCAAGTTTCGCTGATCGAATCCGCAGCAGTCCTGAGTACCTTCAGGCAGTGGAGAATGTCAAGAATGCGAAGAAGGCATACGAAAACATCTACAACACTATGGCTAGGCCTCTCGGCATCGAGGATGCTCCACTTCCCGAAGCGCCGACAGACTTGGATCAGATGGAAACGT